AGAGCTTCCACCGCTTAAAAACAACGATCAAAGAGCAGCCTTTATTGATGCGTATGAGGCCTGGCCACTCTGGATCGATAACCAGGAGACAGGTGAGCGGTATCACCGGTATGATCTTCCGGATGGGACAAGCTTCGTTATCAAGACGTATCACTCCATGCTTTATGACTGGAAAGCTGATGTTGCCATGAGGTACAAGGAAGGGTATGGAGCAAATGAGGAGTATCTTCTGGAGTCTGGAAAGTTCTTTAGGGACTGCCGGGCAAACAGGACAACGTTGATTGAAAAGCTGAAAGAGATACAGAGAGGGGAAAAGAAATGAACTGTAAAGACTGCAGCTATAAAAAATTTTATGACATGAACGGAAGGCCAGGGCGTTATTACTGCCTTCATGATGAAGCCAAGTTTACACGGAGTGAATGTGAGCCTCATCCTATAATCTGCAGAACAGAAAGACATGATGATAAATTAACTATTAAAACCGCACCGAGATGGTGTCCGTTGAATAAAAAGGAGAAGGGCAATGATCATAAAACAAATTGCAATAGATGAGGCACTGGAACTGCACAAAAGAGGGCTGATGGTGGGAGTGCTCCAGCCGGTAGTGCCGGAACCTAAGAACCTGGATGATTATGAGTTCCTGACATTGAAGAAGATCCTGGCTGGCTGTGAGTTCTTCCGGATCGTGCTGGAGGAAGAAAAAAGAGAGACAGAGCCAGCTGAGAAGGAACTGGGAGAAGTAGCAAAGCCAAAGGATGTGGAAGAGAAGACAGCTGAGACAGGTATGGAAACCAAGGAGAAGCCGGAGCCACCAAAGCCAGAAGCAACAAACAAAAAGCAGATCGATGTTGGAAGAATAAAGGCACTTTACAAAGCCGGGTGGACTGAAAAACGAATTGCTGAAGATATGCATATCGCAGAAAGTACAGTATGCGGATATTTGAAAAAAATAAAGTTGGGGGAAATATAAAATGCAGAGATTAACAGAAAAGGATGACCTGGGTAACTGGTGCCTGAAAGGTGTCAGGTGGGAGCAATTGCGTACAGGTCAGGTAATCACCAAAGAAGTAGGTGAAAAACTGTATGGTGCGTTGTGTAAGCTTAAGGACTATGAGGATACGGGCTGCAACCCAGATGACGTAGAACGTCTGAATGACTTTACCCAGAATGAAGCTGTAAAACTGGTGCAAAAGCTGAATGCAGAAGAGAAGAAGCACAGATGGATCCCGGTGGAGGAACGGCTGCCAGAACTTGGGGAATATGTATTAATTTCATTTTCCAACTTCTCAGTCCCAGCCATTGGAAGATATGACGAGGACGAAGAGGGCGGAGCATGGTTTATTGGTAATGAGACAGAATCACTTGTTAGTCAGGATATGTTTGTGAATGCATGGATGTCGTTGCCTGAGCCATACAGGGCAGAGGTGGAAGAAAATTAAGATTTTGTTGACATCAACAAAATGATGTAAAAAATTTGGAGGATAAAATGTCACAAGAAGAAAAATATAAGCTGGCATTATTTGCAGTTATCCGTAACAGTACAGTGATGCCACAAGGTGTTAAACTCGGAAAGACTATGCATGAAATAAACACAATGGCCATTGCAGTAATGGCAAATATTATGGAGTCATGTGATTTTGAAAATTTGAAAGCATCATATGAAGATGGGAAAAACTGGAATTGAGAGAGGCCAGCCATGTGGAAACGAATAAACCCCAACGTGGAGTATGTAATAGCCGCCATGCGCAAGAAGGGAGAGGATGCGAAGAATGGGATTAGTAAAGTCAGATGCCCAGAGAAAAGCAAACCAGCTGCAAAGGCGCAGTGCCATAGCCGCAGCTGATAAGGATATAATCAATGGACCGAAGCCTACAACGTGGTCATCCAGGATGCCAGCCTATGCGGGGACAAGCCTCTGCCCGGATCCGGAGTTACGAGGAGGTGATACCATTGGCGAAGATAAAGATAACCAGGAAGCTTCTGAGCAGTTACCGAAAGCTTAAGAAAGAGATTGTAGTCTTGGAATTGGAACTGGTAGAGATGATGGAAGGGGATAATGGGATCGGTGTCAGCGTTGTTATGGACTACCGCAAAGGCTATCCACAACCGAAAGCGGTTCCTGGTTTTGACTGGAAGCTGCATGACCGCCGTGAGAAAATCCTGGACAACAAGAAAGCACGATGCAAAGCCGTGGAAGACTGGATAAGATCCATTGAAGACGGCCAGGCACGGTATGTGTTCCGGATGTTCTACATAGAGGGAATGACATGGGATAGAATTGCAGTAAAGATCGGATACAGTAACAGTCCAGATTATCCAAGACTGATGATCCGAGACAAGTATTTAAAAGAGCACAATATTTTGTAAAAAGTTCGTTTTATTCGTTTATTTCGTAATACAATAGAGTGGAAGCCAAAGGCATACAGCCAACGGCTTACGTCAAACCCCACTAGGCAGCAGGCGAAAGCTTGTTGCCTCCCCCTTGGAACGTAGCTCGGTTGGTAGAGCAGCAGGCTTATATCCAGCGTGTCGAAGGTTCGAGTCCTTCCGTTCCGATGATTTTAGTTGCTATCGGTATTTCCTTCTCCTTTTTGAGAGCGCCTGTCGTGTGAGATGGGTGCTTTTCTTTTGTTAGAACTTGAGGTATGATGGAAGAAAAAATCATTATGAGGTATAATTGTATGAAGCTGGGATTTAAAATAACTAAGAAAATGGTGGCTATAATAGTTATCTTAATAGTATTTCCGTTTGCGTTGGAGAAGTTTCTATATATTACTCCGGTAGTTAGCCGTTTTACGAATGAAACTTGGTTTTCCTTCATGGCGTCTTATAGCGGAGCGATAGCTACATTCATAGTATTGAAAATTACATTGGAAGAAAATTTAAAGGCTGTTGAGAATGAAAAAGAAAGGCTGAGAAAAAGTTATGAAATCGACAGAGAAATTGAGAAGGTTAAAAATATTCAAAAAGTTTTGTTGTTGGATAAATATGATTTTGTGAATTTAAATACACTGGCGATTGATTATAGCAGGTTCGTGAAAGAACTTTATGATATACAGTATGAAATTAGAGAATTTCAGTTTGAAAAGAACGGAGAAACTGCAAGGGATAAATATTTTACACGCTTATTCTTACTAGAGAGATCGTATAGTTTAGAGTTTTATGTTGAACAGCTTCCGAACATGAACGACGAAAAGGAGTTAAAAAAATACGCTAGTTTACTTATAGAAAAAACGTCTAAAATGTGTCATAATGCGAATTCGCATCGTAATGAAGTATTGAATTTATATAGCGAATATATTCGTGAAATGAAGTTAAAAGAATATGAATGAGCAATTACTAATTAAAGGCCACCCCGCGTGGCTCTTTTCTTATACTCAAAACCGACGAAAGCGAGGTGAGCCCAAATGACAGAAAAACAGAAAATTTTTGCAGATGAATATCTTATTGACCTGAATGCCACGCGGGCTTACAAGGTTGCTTATCCGAGGGTGAAAAATGATGAAGTAGCCGCGGCTGCAGCCACCAGGTTGTTAAGAAATGTTAAGGTTGCGGCTTATATCTCAGAACGCATGCAGGAGCGACAGAAGCGGACAGAAATCACCCAGGACCGTGTGATTGAAGAACTGGCTGCAATTGCCTTTGCTAAAGCTACAGACTTTGTACAGATTGTTCGTGGAAATGTGATTTTAACAGATACCAGCGAGCTGTCGGAGAAACAGATCAAGGCCATTGCTGGGATCAAAGAAGGAAAGAATGGCATAGAGCTTAAACTGAATGATAAGGAAAAGGCTCTGGAGCTTCTGGGGCGGCACCTTGGCATGTTTAAAGATAAACTGGAAGTTACAGGTTTGGAGTCAGAACAGACTAAGCTGGATGACCTGATCCGGCAGATGCGTGGTGGTGGATAGTGAGTGCAGAACGTTTGTTGTTATCAGATAAATACAAAGCATTTCTCAGATGTGATGCACCGGTAGAGTTCCTGGAAGGGACAACAGCGGCCGGAAAAACCACAGTAGGGCTGTTTAAGTTCATGCTGAAAGTGGCAGAGTCTCCCAAGAAGCTGCACATTATAGCTGCCAAGGATACTGGTACTGCTGAGAAGAACATCATCAACAAGGATCTGGGCATTGTGGACGATTTTGGTGTCCTTGTAGAGTATAACGGCAATGGAACCAAGGATGATAAGATCCCGCATATCCTTTTCCATCCTTCCGGCGGTGATAAAGTTATATATGTCATGGGTTACGGTGACAAGAAGAAATGGCAGAAGGCCCTGGGCGGACAGTATGGCTGTCTGTATATCGATGAGATCAATACAGCTGACATAGACTTTGTACGAGAGGCTGCCATGCGTTGTGATTACCTGATGGCTACGCTTAATCCGGATGATCCTTCGCTTCCGGTGTATAAAGAGTACATCAACTGCTCACGGCCTCTGCCAGAGTGGGAAGAGGAAACGCCTCAGGAAATAAAAGATGAATTGAAAGAAGAACCAAAGCATGGTTGGGTGCATTGGTTCTTTTCTTTTGCCCACAACTTGGGCCTGCCTAAGGAAAAACTGGATAAGATTTTGGCCAATACACCGAAAGGCACAAAGATCTGGAAGAATAAGATCATGGGGCTTCGAGGTAAAGCAACCGGTCTGGTGTTTCCAAACTTTGACCGGAAAAAGCACGTTGTCACTGCTGCCTGGGTAAGGGCAGAGATAAAGGCAGGGCGGATCCGTTGGAAGAAGTTCTCCTGCGGATTGGATACAGCTTATTCCAGCAAGTCGCCGGATACAATCTCCATGATCTTCCAGGGGATTACAGAGGACAGGCGACTGATCACACTGGCAGAAAAGGTTTACAACAATGCAGAACTGGAAACACCTATTGCTCCCAGTGACACAGCTGTGAAGTTTGTAGAGTTCCTGGAGCGCTGCCGTAAGGAGTGGGGATTTGCGAAAGACGTTTACATAGACAATGCGGATCAGGCAACTATGACGGAACTTAAAAAATATAAGCGGTTGCGTGGCTGCCTTTATAATTTCTGGGATGCGTATAAGAAACTGGTGATCCTGGACCGTATTAACCTGCAGCTTGGCTGGATCCAACAGGGCTGTTACTTGGTAGTTGATGAATGCCCGGAACATTTGGCTGAGCTTGATAAGTACAGCTGGAAGGAAGACAAGGACGAACCGGAAGACAGAAATGATCATACGATCAATGCAGGACAGTACAGCTGGATACCGTATCGTAACCTGATCGGGTTTGAGGAGGACAAGAAATGAGGTGGATATCGAAATTGAATGAAAATATTAAACGGGGGCTTCGGAGCTGGCTGGATATCCAGGAAGCAAACCCAACTGTAATTCAAGTCCATGAACTTATGGATTTTGAATTGTCTGCTATCAGAAATCGTATATGGTATTGGGGTGACGGAAATAAGCTGGAAGAGTTTTATAAACAGAGCCCAGAAGAAGTTGATAAATACAAGTTCTGGGCATCAAGGTGCAGCTCAGGAATGGAAATGCGGAAAATACATACAGGCCTTCCAGCACTGATCGTCCGCGTTTTATCATCCATCGTTCTTGCGGATATGAATGATTTTGAGTTTGAGAATACGGCCCAGGAACAGATATGGAAAGAGATTGAGAAGGCAAATAAGTTCCGAAAAGGCTTTGAAGAAGCCTTGAAAGAAACGTTGTACATCGGTGATGGAGCTTATAAAGTGACAATGGATACTACAGTGAGCCCTTATCCTATTCTTGAATGGTATCCGGGAGAAAAGATAGAAATTAATCGATACCGAGGCAGAGTTAAAGAGGTGGTATTTAAGACACCGATAGCAGAGAACGGCAGAAAATACACACTCTATGAGTACTATGGATATGGCTACATCCGGAATGAGCTGTACAAGGGGGATAACTTAGTTGACCTGAAAGCGGTTGAAACTACCAAGAATTTGAAAGATTACAAATTTGATGAGTCGGTAATTCTTGCCGCTCCGCTTAAAATCTATGAGAGTGCAAAGTGGACAGGGCGAGGTGGTTCTATTTTTGATGGTAAGCTAGATAACTTTGATGCATTTGATGAGATTTGGAGCCAGTGGATGCAGGCTTTACGGTTAGGTAGAGCAAGGACATTTATTCCGGAAGCGTTTATCCCACGAAATCCGGAAACTGGTGCATTGTTGAAACCAAATCCGTTCGACAATCAACATATTGTGGGCAACGATAATATGTCAGAAGATGGTAAGAACCAGATCACCACAGTGCAACCAACAATTCCACATGACAGCTATCTTGCATCATACGTCACGGCACTGGATCTCTGCCTGCAGGGAATTATCAGCCCAAGTACTCTTGGCATTGATACCAAAAAGCTTGACAATGCCGAGGCACAAAGGGAGAAAGAAAAAACAACCCTTTATACTCGAAATGCTATCATTGAAGCTCTGAGTGAACAGCTACCGGAAGTTATATCTGCATGTATTAATGCCTATAACATCTTAATGAAGCAGACAATTGAGGAAGTAAAGGTATCAATTCCATTTGGAGAGTATGCGAACCCGTCCTTTGAGTCGCAGATAGAGACATTAGCGAAGGCAAGACCAGGAACCGCCTTAATGAGCGTTGAAGCAACAGTGGAAGAACTGTATGGCGATAGTAAGGATGATGAATGGAAACAGGAAGAAATAGCACGTTTGAAAGCTGAACAGGGGATTGCAGAGGTAGAAGAACCGGGAGTCAATATGGCTGCCGGTATTTTTGATGTTAATCTGGGAGGTAATGGGAATGCAGGTAAAGGTAATGAACCGAATATACTGGATGAGCCGAAAGGAGTACCAGGGGCTGCTGCAGGTAGCCAGTGAGCAGGTACCATTTGGAATCTATGCAGTTGAAAAGAAAGACTATGCGGAACTGAGAAATGATCGATGCAGCAGTGCCACACAGCTGAAGACGTTGACCAGAGAATTTAAGGCACAAGGGTTCAAGGTGCTTGCGAATAAGGGTGCGAAACAGTGAATGAATATGATCTTGCTGTGGCTTTTCAGAAAATAGAAGAGGAGCTGATAAC